AGCATGTCAAGAAATGTACTTTTGCCATTGTACCTTTTGCCTTTCAGCATGAATGCTTTTCTAAGTTCATTCCTTCTATAGAATGTATAACCAATGACTTCTTCCAAAAGCATCCTAACCTGTTTATCACCACATGCAAGCCTGTTCAACACCTGATCCACCAGATCAGATTGTGCATTGGTGTTATAGTTCCAATTGATCAGATTGGTCATGATTTTATCTTTGCTGAAAGCTTCAAGTGTATCAGTGCCAACATCATACACACCATTCTTAAATGCAATATAATTTGCACTTGACACTGCTGTGTTTTTGTCGATGTATGCCATCATAAATGAAAGCACTTCTTTTCTTTGCTGCTGTCTTAAATTCGGAATGTGCTTGATCATCAGACCATCAATGTTTACTGGCACATACACACCATTTTTGAAATAGTGCAGCACACCACCAATTTTTATGATGTTGTATTCACTGATCAGAAATTGCCCAAACTTATCATGTAAGAATGTTTTGTCATTATAGAATGAAGGCAGTTGAAATGCTTCATCACGCAATATGCCTTCTATTTCTTTTTCATCCAGTGGTTTTTTCAGCACATACTTGTTGATGATCCTAATACATTCACGTGCTTCATCTTTGCTGAATCCTGCAGCCTGCAGCTTCAGAATGTAAGTGAACAGCTTCTGGTTTCTTCCATCACCTTCTTCCATATCAAGAAAATCAATTTTTCCTGACACTGGCAGCAGCCACTTTGGAACAGTTTGATAATCTTCATCATCAAAGATGTCATAGATGATTGATCTTTCTTTTCCACCAAACTTCAGAACACTGTATGAAGTTCTGCTTCCAAGCTTGATATCTGCTTTTAAAGCACAAGCCATTGTGCAGCCTGTCTTGTTTCTTGATAGATGGTCATTGTTCAGGAACAAAAAATGCTTTCCACGTGTGGTTTGATAAACTCTGCAGGCAAGCTGCAGATCTTCCACAACCTGCATCAGGATTTCTGATTGATCATAATCATCCACATCAATTAAGATGGTATTTTCGTTCAGGATTCCTGCATATTCTTCATATTGTGATGCTTCACGCAGATTCAGCAGTTCATCAGATGATTTACCTTTGAAAGACATGGTGCATTTTTTGTTTTTTGTAGGCACATATCCTTTGAACAATTGATACACTTTGCATCACCCCACACCAAACGCTTCAAGCCTTTTATTTGCAACATCCACATAATATTGTTTGTCAAGATCTGCAGGCACTGGCACACCATTCACTTCACTGTTCCAGATGAAGCATTTGTCTGGTGTGTTTGCAAACTTTTCAACTGTGTCAGATCCATTTTTTCTTTTCAGCTTTCCAATGAATCCATCACCTTTTCTTTTGCTTGCAAATACTCTGAATGTCTTATCCTGCAGCAGCTGTCCATTATGCCAACCACAAATATATTTGCTTGATACCTTCACGATTTTTTGAAACTCTTTCAGATCATCGCAAAAGTCAATGGTCTGTTTCACTGGCACACCATCAACCATATATGCAACAATAGCTTTGTTCACAATTGGCATGTCATAATCAAGATTGTTCAGTGGCTTGACATACGCACCTTTTCTTTCAATCTTTCCATCCTCAAATTTGAACAGATAATTGTTCACATCCTTCTGCCAGATCTCTGTGATCACATCAAAACCAAGTTTCATACCTGTTCTGGTTTCCCATTCAAAGCAGATGTCATCCACTTCATTGAATGCTGCACCAGTATCTTCAATCTGGATGATCAGACCATCAGTGTTAGACTGGATCAGTTTACAGTGTCCTTCCAGATGTTCCAGCAGATCCAGAAGCAGCAGCTGACCATTGACACAAACATTGTTTGCCTGCCTTGGATCATAAGCAGATGATGTTGGATCTTTACAGATGCCATATGTGCTGTTCAGAATGATCTTGTATGGTGCTTGTTCTGCTTTCTTTCCTGCAGCTTTCAGTGCCACCCTTGTATCATAGATCTGTTTATAAACAGCTTTGTCTTTTACGTTTCTGGAAAGCATGTCATATCTGATCATGATGGAAGGATAAAATGAAGTCACATCAACATGCAGCAGCAGTCCTTTTCTGTGAATTGGCTGATCTGGTGCGCCATGCAGACCACCCCAACCAAACTGATGTGGAACACCACAAACATCAACTTTTAAGCTGTTAAGATAGTTATGATTCACTGGATCTTTAAACCACTTGACAACTTCAGCATATTTTGTTATGCGCAGCGTATCGACAAACTGCAGATCCCATTCATCAAAATGATCCTGCTTTGTGCATCCAAGTGCCAGTGCAGACAGCTGTGCCTGTGTTTTGCTGATATTGGACAGTGGAAGATGGAATGTTTTCAGCATTGCAACATGTGCATCAAAATTGGCTTTTGTCTGCAGGAACACTTGCATGGTTTGTTCCACATCGTGTGTGCAGTATTTCACTGTGTTTGCCAGTTCTTCTGCTGTCAGCTTTCTTGGAATGTCAAATGGTACAGATGTTTCTTTGACATCATTGCCCATAAAGCCTTCAAGCTGCTTCAGGCTGTAAAACTTGTTCATGCAGTCATAGTTATACAGCTGCACTGTGTTGAATAAGCTGCTGTATTCCCATCCTTTTCTGCCTTCTTTAATGATGAAATCATTCACTTCTTTTGGATCAAAACCAAGCAGAATTGCTTTCAGAATGTACTGGTCATAGGATCTTGAATTGTACCCAATCCAGATGTCAGATTTATGCTGCTGATGAAATGCTTTCAGTTTTTCAGCATCATTGTGAATCACTGTTTTTGATTGTTCCTGTGGATCAATAATGACCACAAGCCAATCAAATTTGAAAACTTCAAAATCATAAAATTTCAGCATCTTTTTCACCCATATACAGCCACAAATCAACTTCAATTGTCATCCATTTGTGGCTGCATTCTTTGCATTTTCTTCTTCTGATGACAGCACCATTTTTAATTCTGGAATCATAAATGATGCTGTCAGATCTGCAGCGTTTACAGTGCTTCATTAGTATGTATCAAGCACTTCCAGTCTGGTGTATTCACCATCCTTGGATTTACTGATTTCAAATTTCATACCTTCAGATTCTTCTGCCATATCCAAAAGCAGATCATTGAAATCTGCAAAATCACCATCAAAATCAACTTCAGACTGATCAAAAACATTCAGATCACGCAGGAATTCCAGTGCTTTATGCTGTGGAAAACCACGTGTGAACACCTGATTGTAAAACAGGCACTGTTTCTTGTACTGTCCTTCCAAGATCCTGAACTGTGCTTTCACCATTGGCTGCTGCTTTTTGCTTTCACCAAGTTCAAGCTTTTCCATGCTGCAAACATACGTGCCATCAGGCACTTCTGTGTATTCATTTTCAGATGCTTTTTTCAGATCTGCCAGTGCCTGCTGTCCACCAAATTCTTCATTCCATTTATTAAAATCAATTGCCATAACACTTCACCTTTCATTAACAAAATGGTAAATCATCATCATCATTCATTACTTCACACAGGAAACCTGCTTCATTTTCACTGTTAAAAACATTCACAGGATAGATCTGCACAATGTCTGCCCATCTAAGCTGATCAACAGAAAGCACTTCAAAGTGGCTGCCAGATTCCCTGATTTTCACCAATGCTTTTTCCATCTTCACCACACTTTCTGCTATTAGTTAAAAGGCACTTTATCATCAGAAATATCTTCTGGAATGTTCATGAAATCATCTGCTGTCACTCTGTTTCTGCGCTTTCTGGTGCGCTTTTCAGGTTCTGGTGCAGATTCTTCTGTTCTGTCATCTGCAGCTTCACCTGCGCTGTCTGGCGCAGTGTCAGGCTGCTTTCTTCTGCGCTTTGCCCTGTCAAATGCTTGTTTTGCACCTGTCCATTCTTTAGGATCATCAGCTGTTTCTTCTTTCTTTTCTTCAGCAGGTGCTTCTTCAGGCTTTTCTTCTTTGTTCGTGACATTTCTTTCTTTCCTTCTGCGCTGCTTTGCTTCTGCAGGCTTTTCCACTTCTGGTTTTGCAACTTCCTGATCCATAGCTGCAACAGCTTCATCAGGCTTGAAATCACCAATTTCATAATAGTTTCTGATCTTTTCATCCACATACTTCAGATCATTGTCAATGGCATATGATGGAAACATGCCAATTGGTGATTTCACTGTGTCCAGACCACTGTTCTGTGTTAAAAAGAAATACTGTCCATCCTTCACAGATGTTTTCAGAACAATGGTAAACAGTCCTTCAATGGTGATCTTTTCATCAAGCATCTTGCCCATTGTCTTGATCTTTTCATGTCCTTCATCATCACGCTGCAGGTGTGACAGGAAATAAACTGTGACATCTGCAGGCAGATCATCCACATGCTTAATAATGTTGAAAAAGTCACCCTGAATGTCATTCCATTTATCCCAACCATTTTCTTTGATCTTGCGCATGTACTGGAATGACATGATATATTGCGCATCATCAATGATGATCACTTTCTTGGTGGTGCTGTCCATTGCTTTCAGCACATCCTGTGTCAGCTTTTCAAACCTTGGTGTAACTGTTTCAAAATGGTTCTTGAATGGCAGTGGCTTGTTTGCGCAGTTGATCACCAACACTTCATCATCTTTGAAGTTGCGCAGTGCTGCACTTTTGCCAGTGCCAGAATCACCAATCACTAATGTTTTATGTGCCATGCTTCAATCCTCACTTTCTATTTAATCCTCAAACTTTCACCACGTTCACCAAGGTGTGCAAACTGGCAGCTGCCTTCTTTTTCAATCAGTGTTCTGATTGCATCCAGATCAGCTTCTTCTTTGATCCTCACCAGATCATCTGGCAGTTCAGATGTATCTTTTACATCCAAGATCACTGGTGCTTTGCCACCATTTTTCTGAATATTGAAGCTGAACAGATCCGTCTTAAATTTGCGCTTGCCTGTTGCAATCATTGATGTTTGCAGATTGTCTTTCAGCCTTTTCACGTTTCCTTTCAGAATTGCTTTTTTGGCTGCAAGCTTGTCTTGTTCATGTTCAATTGCAATAATGCTGCCTTCCATGTTTCTGATCACTTTTGCATAATTGTCAGCTTTTGATTCCAGATCACCTTCAATTGCTTCAAGTGTGTCAGCAATAACCTGTGCATCCACTTCAGGATCTTCCATCAGTTCCTGCAGTGCCAGATAATCTGCTGTCAGTTCATACAGATTCATAATTCACATATTCCTTCCAATGTTCAGCAAATTTGCTGTTGTTGTGCTTTTCACCTTTTTTGTTAATTGGCTTGCAGATATTCTGAATTCCTGCCTTTTTCATTCTGTTTCTGGCAACTTCCCTTGCCAGTTTTCTGATTGCATTCATAATTCACAACCCCTTTCCTTGTCAAAAAACCACTGGTGCTTTAACCACCATTCATGATCTTCATTATGTTCCAAAGCTGTGATCAGATCTTTGAACATGTAGAATTTATCTGGATACAGTACAATTGCCATTCCACCTGATTTTCTGATCTGCTTAATGTTGTACAGCTGCAGTTCACTTGGTTTTCCATTAGCTGCTTTCAGTTCCACACCAAGGAAATACCCATTGCAGCACACCAGAAGATCTGGAACACCACCACGCTGCACACCATTTGACCATGTTTTTAAATGCCAACAGCCTTCACTTTTCAGATAAGCTTTCACTTTGTTTTCAAATTGTTTTTCTGTCATCATCCCCACCTGTCATTTATGATTGGAAGTGGCAGCAGCAGTGCAAAACCAAGCAGGACCTGCCACCAACACAGTGTGTGCGCCTGATGCAGTTCAATGACATAAAAATCATCTGTGCCAACAGCACCAAAGATCAGAATGATTCCAATCAAAAATGTAAAACATGCTATCTTTTTAATCGTTTCCATTTCCCTTTTCCTTTTTTTCAATCATTTCAATGATGTTTTTTCTTGAATCCTTCAGTTCTGCCATCAGATCTTCTTTTGTTGTTCTAAGATCTGTTTTCACATCAGTCACTGTCTGCTTCTGGTTATTGCTGTTGATCACGCTGATGAAAATATAATTCAGTGCTGATTGTGCAATGATTGCCCATATTTCAAGCTGATTCAATTTGCATCATCCTGTTCAAATAATTTTTCAGTGTAGTCCTTGCGCATTTCCAGTGTTGCAAGGATCTTGTTTTCAATTGATCCCATCACAAGCATCTGATAATAGAAACATGGTCTGTCCTGACCAATTCTGTGAATCCTTTTCTTTGCTTGTTCATACAGTTCACTGGAAAGTGGAAGTGTAAAGAAGATCATTCTGCAAGCCTGCTGCAGATTTAATCCCATAGCACCTGCCTGATACTGCACAAATGTCACAGAATCGTTTTGTTTGTCGTATGCAGTCAAATCCTTGCCAGATCCATTCACATAGCTGTATGGCTTGCCTATGAAGTCACAGATGGTCATCAATGCTTCCAGTTCTGCTTTGAAGTTGTAAAATACAATCAGCCTGTCATCAGTGCTTTCCAACAGATCTTTAAACGCTTTCAGTTTTGCTGCAGAATAATGTCCACATAACATCCGTTCATAAAGCATCTTTGTCAGAGTAGTGTCACCAACCAGTGTTTCATCCTCAATTGTCACAATCTTTTCTTTTTTGAATGTCTTGTATTCTGGTGATGCTGTCACTTTGATCTTCTGGAAGTTTTGTGATGGAAGATCAAACACATCTTCTGTCTTTAAAAACTGGCATCCAAAATAACGCATTTTTCGCTTCAGTCTTTCAGTGTTTTTGTACCCTGTGACAATTGGAATGGATCTGCCACCAACTGTGTCAAGATACTTGACTTTTACAAATTGCTTCCAATAAAGATCTTTGCTGATGTTCCATCCAAGCAGGTGCATCTGTGTCCACAGCTTTTCATACTTTCCACCTGTTGGTGTTCCTGACAGAAGAATCACATTCTTTGGTTTCATCTTCAGAATGAATTTAGTGCGCTTTGATGTGTCGTTCTGGATCAGTGATGATTCATCAAGCAGCAGTGTGAAATTCTGCAGCTGCAACAGTTCCTTCCTGCGCCAGATCAAGTCATAATTGATGATTCCAACCATTCCACCAGAAGATCCATGTGTGAATGCAAAAAAATCATCTTTGTTTGTAAGATCAAAACACCACATGCCATGATAATTTTCTTCAAAGTGTTCATACCAATCTTCAATCTTTGATTTCTGGCACACCACCAAATTGATCTTTGCATTCAGCTGCATCAGCTTTTCAGATCCAACAAATGTTTTGCCTGTTCCCATATCCCAATAAAAAGCAACATGGTTCAGATCTTCTGCTTCATGCAGTCCTGCTTTCTGGTGTTCATACAGATTCATGTTTCTTTGTTTCACCTTCTTTCACAATCCTGTTGATCACTTCATACAACACAGGAAATGTTTCTGCTTTGATCACATGACCATCAATGCTGTCCACTGATGTACCATCTTTCAACACGTGCCTAATCATGACCATCACACCACACACGCTGCAAACAGTTCATCAATAGGCATGTCCACACCAAGTGCTTCTTTGATTGCAACAGCTTCTTTCACTGTGAACTGTGAATTGCCACGCATCTTTTCTGACAGCGTTTGATATCTGATTCCTGTGGCATTCGACAAATCAACAAGCGTTTTGTTCTTGCGTGCAATTTCTGCCCGAAGATTTTCATACATCTTTCTGCACCTTCCTTTCTTGATGTAATCTTGTTTATTTCTTTTGAATTAACGATATATCGTCAACTCAAGACCAATTATATACAAGATATTGTCAATGTCAATAAGTGGTAACGATATTTCGTCAATTTGCTAAAATTTTCTATAACGATATTTCGTTAGCTTGTATTGAATTAACGATAATCAAATGGTATATTGATTTAGAAAGAAGGTGATCAGAATTGACAACAGAAGATAAATTGCGCCAGTACATCTTGACAAAATACAAGTCATTGCGTGAATTTTCACAAGAAATTAACATGCCGTATTCAACCATCAGCACAATAATGAATAAAGGAATTGAAAGCACAAGTGTAAACAAGATCATCACCATCTGTCATGCTTTAAACATAAGCACAGATGATCTTGTAAAAGGAAAAATTGTGCCACTTAAACAAAACACCACACCAACCAGTGTGGAAGATCTCATTGCAGATCTGACAAGGAAACTGATGAATGCAGATAATCTAACCATTGATGAAAGACCTGCAACAGAAGAAGATCTGAATGCAATTATCAATGGCATTGAAGTGACAATTGAAATAGTAAAAAGACAAAATAAAAAAGGATTGATTTAAATGACAAACTATTTGAAAACTAAAATTCGTGTGGCAATATATGTGCGTGTGTCCACACAGGAACAGGCTAAAGAAGGATATTCAATTGGTGAACAAACTGACCGCTTAACCAAGTTCTGTGAAGCACATGATTGGACTATAGTGAAGGTTTACACTGATGCTGGTCATTCTGGTGCAAATCAAATAAGACCTGCGCTGCAAGAATTAAAAGAAGATATTGTGGCAGGCAGAATTGATAAAGTATTGGTTTATAAACTGGATCGTTTGTCAAGATCCCAGAAAGACACACTTGAATTGATTGAAGATGTTTTCTTGAAAAACAACACTGATTTTGAAAGCATGACTGAAAAACTTGACACAGCCACACCACATGGAAGAGCCATGATTGGAATTCTTGCAGCTTTTGCGCAGCTTGAAAGAGAAATGATCAAAGAAAGAATGTCAATGGGAAGGGATGCCAGAATAAAAGAAGGAAAATGGAAAGGTGGTGCAGTTGTTCCTTTTGGTTATGATTATGAATCCACACTGGAAAAACTGGTGGTGAATGAATATGAAAGCATGATCATCAAAAATATCTTTGAAGATTTCACAAAAGGCAGATCTTTGAATGGTATTGCTGATGATATGATTTCAAAAGGACAGACACTGCACAATGGAAAAGTGGATACAAGAAATCTGCATTATTTTTTAAGAAACAAAACATATTGTGGATATCTAAGAATCAGAAATGAATGGGTTAAAGGTTTGCATGATCCAATTATTTCAGAAGAAACCTATGATGCAGCACAAGTGATTTTGGATGAAAACAAACGCAAATTTGATGAATTAGGCATTAAAGTTGGTGCTTCTGCAATATCAACATGTTTAGGCAGTTTTGTTTACTGTGCCAGATGTGGTGCAAGATATGGTAAAGTGCAGATAGGCACTGAAAAGTATGGATTTAAAACCAAATATGGATGCTATTCAAGACACAAAAAAATCAAATCTATGATCAAAGATCCAAATTGCAAGAACAAATATTATTTGGTTGAAGATCTTGATAACATCATCTGGAATGAAATTAGAAAGCTTTCCATTGATCCTGAATACATTGACAAGCTGAAAAATAAAAGTGAAAAAACACCTGAAATGGAACAAATACTTGTAATTGAAAAACAGATAAAATCAATATCAAGTCAGCTTTCAAAATACGCTGATCTTTACAGTTTAGGCACATACACTTTGAAGGAACTGGATGATAAAACAAAACCACTTGCAGAACAGCGTGATAAATTAATGATTGATCTGGAAAAAATCAAAACCAAAAGCAGCTTAATCAGTGCAGATAAAGTAACAAAAATTGTATCATCATTTGAAGAAGTGCTTGAAAAAGGAAATCTGCAGGATAAACGCACCATTATTGAACAGCTGATTTCAAAAATAGAAATTGATGGTGATGATATAACAATCCATTGGAATTTCATTTAAAACGCAAAAAATGAACATTTAACAGCTAAATTTGCACATTTTGTGCGAATAATGCCCTTTAAATGCAAAAAAGGCACACCATAAAAGCTGCCTTAATAATTTTTGATTTACACTACCATATTCAACAGTTCATCTTAATAAATTGTTGAATATGGTAGTTTTTTATTTATGCGTCAGGATCAATGGATTTATACACCACAAAAGTAACTGTTGCACCTGCATCTTCAATTGGCGTTTCCAGTGTTATTGTGTTATTTGACAGTGTGTATTCATTGCCATTCAAATGAATTCCATTTATATACACTTCCAGAATATCATATACAAAAGAATATGATGGTACATAATCAAGCACATTAAATGCAGTAACACCATCAGTTTGTGTCACAGTTATTCCTTCAAGCTTTTTAAACAGCTTGCCTGCAGTAAACTGTGACTGCACTTCATTAAACCATGTATCAAATGCTGCCTGCCACTGTGCAAACATGGTGCTTGAATCCATCTGCTGAATCAGTCCTTGCACATATCCACACAAATTACTGTTGCCACGTGTATCTGTGATCATAGCAGCTGTAATTGCACTGATCTGCTTATTGACTGTGATCTGTGCCAAACACATTTCATATCTGGTGGAATTGCGTATCAGCACAGGTGCAGAAGGTGTTGTGGCAAGCGTGCCTGTTTTCACTTCAATGCCCATTTCACGTGATCCATAATCAACATAGAAAATAACAGCGTCAATTCTGTTCAGCAGCACATCACTGTTGTTAAGTGTCAGTGTCAGATCTGCAGTATTGACCATCTTATGTCCATTGATCCATCCAGATCCTGCACGCACCACAACATCCATTCCAGATGCTGCTGTCACCTGCAGCTGTGTTGATGGATTTGGAAATACACCACTGCCAACAAGCAGATCAAGATATGATGTAAAATCTTCTGCGTTATAAATCCGATCATATACACCATCATTTTCCACTGCATTAAAGAAATAACTGTTGATTGCCATTTTAAAACCACCTTTCACACACCAAATGTTGGAACTATGGAATATTCACCTGCTTCATTGACTGATTCTATTACTTCCACCAATCTTGTGTTTAAATAGATTCCCCACTTTGAATTTTCAATAACACACAGATCACCAATGTTTATATCTTCCCTGAATTTCACATTGTCAAAATAAACTGTTCCAGTGAATGCTGAAGTGTATTTTGTCAAGCTTTCCTTGCCTTCTTCCTGCATCAGCTTTGTATATTCAGCATCAGATATTGTTCCATCATCACTTTGCAGCTGTCGCTGATCTTTATATATTTCATGTCTTGCCAAACCTGTGCTGCCATCTGTCACCCACAATGTTCTTCTGTTAGTTCCTTCACCTTCACCTGCCACAAGCACAGCAGTTGCAATGTCCTTGTAATTTTCTTCATATTCTGATGATAACAGATTGTCATATTTATCACTGAAGATCACCCAAGGATTCACGTTCTGATCATATGTTCTGTCAATACCCTGAAACAGATTGAATACAAACTGATTGTTGCTGTTCAGTGTCGTTTTAAAACCAATGCTGTATGTAGATGCTATGCCTTCAATTGTTTCAAGCAGGTTTTTGCCTGTGTATTGTGCATCCATAGTTTCTGCAATGCTGTGTGATCCTATGGTGAAGTTTGAAATCTTTCTGGCTGCAATTGATGGATTCACAACATTCTGGTTGATCAGCGTGTTCACACAAGCACTGACTGTGCCTGACACAGTTGTTTGCACAGCAATAATTCTTCTGGCAAGTATGGCAGATAAAAATCTGCCACTAACAATCAGCAGTTCCTGTCCATCTTCAGTGCTTTGAATCATTATATCTTCATTGATCCCATTGTGTTCTTCATCGTCAGGTACTATGTAATAATCTTTCTGGACAAG